AGGTCCGCTGCAAGGGCCGTACCGCTCTTTGTTGTGGCAACTATTGTGCCAAAGTCATACTGTGACATTTCACGCCTCTCGCCTCTCGCCTCAAGTTCGCCTCACACGATTCGTCCAAAGCCCCATGCCACGAAGTCGAATGTCTTAGATATCGCCGTTCCCGCAGCATTTCTGAATATGATAGTGAACCCAGTATTCGAGGGTGGCGGGTTGATCACGTAATAATCACCATTAGCCATCGATTGACCTGCAACACCTAAGCCTCTAAGCTCGGCAAATGCGGGATTGAATAGTACGCTGAGACCACCCGTAGGACAAGGTATATCACTCTGGCCATAAGACCTATCAGGCATATCTACTTCGACCTTAAGGGATATAACTGCTGGCGTATTAACAGAATAGACTCCTGCAGGAGTCACAGCAGGCTTACCTCGAAGGACCAGCTTGAACCTGATAGCCCTCATAGTAATGTCACTGACCGTCAGGGGTATCCACTCTGACCATGGACCAGTGGCCGGTGGCCCTTCAGTAGACTGGTAGTACATCTGTACTTCCCAACCTTCAGGCTCATCCTCATTTAGAGTGGTGACGTCAGACAGCTTGACCCAGGTAGACATTGTCGTAGCATCATTGAAGCCATATGCCGTAATAAACGACGTAACACGTACAGGAGTATATACGAGCCCTAGATCTATATAGCTGTTGTTCCCTGGGAATGTGTAACTCCCCTCAGCAGGATATCCCTGAGCATCAAGTTCTCCGTCGCCTTCTACCATGTTGATGATGGTGCTCAGTGACTCCCACTTGTCTATGGTACCCTGCTCTGTTATACGGAGCTCGTTAGCTATGATACTGACGTTCGTACGATTACCAGTCCATGTAGGCTCCTCAATAGTCTCTACAACGTTAGTACCCACTAGTGAGGCGATACTCGTGACAATAAACGTAGCATTTATACACCATATTCCAAGAGCAGACTGTGCCTTGATTAAGAACGTACCGATAGCTGTCTGTGTCTGTACTGTAGTATCTACGATATTCGATATGAAAGGAATTGCAGTATTCCATTGAGGAGTAGGAGCATCAGCGGGGGCAAATCGGATCTCATACTTTACTCCAGGCCCAGGGACTGGATTCCAGCTGAGAGTAGATACCTCACCGACTACTGCAATCGAGAATCCTGTAACATCTTCAGGGACATACTTTGCAGCGTCTGCGTCATACACTGAGGATGTGAGCCAGGATGACCATGTACCGTCTACGAAGATATTACGTACACGAGCTGTATATAACCCCGAAGTGACTTTGAATATTGTCGTAAAGTTGGTATTCGCGGAGACCCTCGTAGTAGTATACCAGAAGCCTTCCGATTCGTTACGATACTCTATCTCGAATGCTGCTACCTTCCCCTTCCTGGGGATCGTCCAGGAGATTCTCAGGTAGATGAAGAACTGGCCGTCCTCCTCATATAGGCCGTCTGTAATGGAAATGCTCGACGGAGGAAAGAGGAAAGGATCTACAGGTAAGGAGATACCCTCTGTATAAGCGGGAATCGCTCCAGTATCCGCATCGCTAATCTCTAGTGCATCGTCTACCAGTGTGAGCCTATGAACAAGTTCCTCTTGGGGTTCTACTTCGATAACTCTGTACACACCGCTATCAGCCCCAGTCCTTCCAAAGGTAAATAGAGCACCTACATCTGGGAGTGCCAGAGTACCTACTAAGGGGATCACAGTTAGCTCACCTTCAGTACCAGGCACTACCAGTCTTGTTGTGAAGGAGTTAGCGGAGGCGTCATTACGGAATCTGAGCTGGTAGGAATCCGTAGCAACCATCAATAGAGGATGATCGACTGTTACCCCCTGTGCCCCTGAGGCATCAACAGCTCGTACACGGCCGCTATCGAGACCAACGAACAGCATATCGTGCTGGACATAGACCCTATCATTGCGGACAAGTACGAGTCCTTCAAAGTCCACATCTAGTGTATAAGTAGCTGGCCTTAGCCTTGCTTGTGCAATGTGGAATCTACCATGCTTCCAAACTGCATTGGAGGTTGTTACCCCTGAGAACTCAATTACCTGGATATCTGTTGCATTGGTCTTGTTGTAGCCATCGTCATAGACTATACGTTCATCCTCTGCGAACTTCTTATCCCTATTCACAAAGGGTATACGGAAGGCATGAGGAGGTGTTGCATAGTTAATAGTCCCTTCAAAGTTCTTGGAGTTCCTAGGTGTAAACATCTGTACGACAGGAAGTACTTGCTCATCCCAAACAACAGACCACTTACCGTCCTTGAAGACTTGAGAGGCTCGTCCAGCAACACAGATTTCACCGATCAGATCTTGTATAGAGCTAACTGCTGTAACAGGCTTGTCATATGTAAAGCCTTGGGCATTACAATATGCCCACCATGTCTGAACTGCGAGGAGATCGATCTGTATATCCGCTACTGGCTTCTTGTTTGCCTTACACTGGAGTACATGTCTGAATAGATCAGCAGGGTTCCTCGATACTGTATTCGCAACCCATGCAGCTCCATTCCATGCAAGCACTCTAGACTCTGCCATGCAGTTTAGTGTATCGATAATGCTATTGAGCTGCCCAGTACCTTTGATGCGGAGTGCTATAAGTCCCAGAGGGAGCGGGAATACAACAGGAGCACCAGTTCTGAACCCTCTAAGAGCTATCCACTGAACATCCTCGGAGACCTTGGTACTATTTTGATCCTTACCAACCTTAGCAACCTGAACGTCATACTTCCCTAGAGGTACGTTTGCACTGAGTGTATGACGCTGGGTATCAGCCGATCTAGAGATCCTCGAATAGGCGATGTTTGTAAAGGTGCTTGTACCTACTAGTCTATAGCCCCATTGAAGGTGTGATCCCATATTCTGGTACTCACCTTTGTCATTCACCCAAAAGAGTCCCTGCGGCCATACTAGCTCAACCTGGATTACAGTAACATCATCCGCCGTAGTACGTTGCTGCCAACCAGCCGCCTTAGTCAATTCAATAGCAAGAGACTCTTCTACAACGTGATTGGGATACAATGTAGTCGGAGGATCCCCAACTTGCCCTTCTCTGATCTCAATCTGTACCTCTTCGAACTGGGTAACTGGGGTCTCACCGATACGTATCTCAGCTAGCGGGATATTCAATGGGCCATAGCCTACAACGAACTCCATACGGAGGTATTGATCGTTACCTACTCTCTCCGTATAAGGTGCTGCGGCGTAAGGAGGTGATATTCTATGTGACCCTAGTATAAGGGGTATGGGCTCATACCTCAGGGCCTGGTTGCGTGATCCTGAAATAGAATAGCTAACTATACCTTTCTTTTGCTCTGGCGTTGGCTTGGGTGCGAACAGCTTCCCTACAAGGTACGAGATACCCATAAGGATTATGCCGACAATCAACTGCGTAATGATTGCCGTAATGCTAATAGCACCTGCTATTGCAGCAAACAAAGGGACGATAAAAGCCTGAGGCACTGGCCTAATGAAGAGAGTGGTTCCAGGCTTCGGGCGAACTCTATCCCACCATTCTAAAGGGACAACGTCTACATCTACACGGCCCTCAATATAGACGCGATAACTGTCAGTAGGATAGGTCTCATCTGTGTGTGATCGTGCAAAGTCAATACACTCTCTTACAGTCCATCCAGGTAGGCAATAGACTAGCCGTCGCTCAGAGCGTAGGGGCCCTACAGCGATGAATACTCTGACTGCAAGCTCCTTATTGATGGCGCCTGCAACCCCCGGAGGGAATATCTCCCCGTGCAGTACACGCTGATTAGGAGGTGGGGGCGGACTAGGTACTAAAGCGTTCATGCCTATACGCCCCAACAATGACTCTGTTCAACCTTGTTTGCGTATAATCCTCTATGATGGACTCTCCTCCTGTTGGTGAGTGTAAAAGAAGGCGCCGACCCAGCACTAGCCCTATATGTATCGCTGATCCGAGCGATAATATAAGTAGTGCGTCCCCTTGCCGGGCGTCGCCAAGCTCGATTTCAGACCACTCATCATGGTCGTTAATCTCATCCCTCATGATCTTCTGCACCATAGCCCTATCTAGAGGGGATGCGTACTTCTCATCGTACGGGGGCAATTCAATACCCCAAGTCTCTCTATAGACTAGCCAAAGGAGCCCATAGCAGTCTACCCCTAGGTGGCTGCGTCCACCTTTAACAGTAGGGATCCCTACATACAGGGAGAAGTAGTTCAACGGCATCTCCAACGGGAGGACTAGTTGGTGTGGCTGGTCGTGAGAGTGTTGTGGTGCAGCTGACATCAGAATAGCGCCGGGAATCCTGAGGGGTTGAAGGTATCTGCCGGTATTGGCTCTGCGTCTAGAGCATCAAGGCCCATCTCCACTGTGATAGTTTCAGCGTTCCAAGTTGCAGCTTTGATGTCCAACTGGGGGAATTGACGCTCTACGAAGTTGATATTGATCGAGGAGATAAGCTTGATAGTACACTTACCGCCGGCTTCAATAGACCGTACGAAGATCAGCAAGTCCCTGGAGACGTTCTCGATCACGAGTCGTGCATTGTGTGCCGAGCCCTCTATATCTGGGGGCAATTGAAATTCCATAGGGACATATAGGTACTCAACACTATTGTGCAACAGACCATATTTCAGAGGGAACTCCGATAGTCTCGTACCAGCAGTGGTAACACGAAGAGTACCTGCGTATAAGGGATGAGAGAGCTCCAACAAGACAGCTACCCAGTGCTTCGTATTTTCCGAGAACATAGCCTCTCGGAAAGCATTTGATACCGTAACAGGCATTAGGGTAGGATCTCCAGATTCAGGGTTACTCTATATTTGTCTGCGGATAGAGCAATCCATGTAGGTAGGGTCTCTCCGAACTGGCAGAGTACGTCAACATTGGTTATAGGATCAACGAAGTGGAATGGTAGGCTCCCACCCATGATCGTAGTTGTAACGAACGTACGAAACAACTGGAGCTGCGACGTCGACATGATTATGTCGCCGTTCAAACGCCTAACAGCTGTCGTGTTGCGGAGCCTCGTCTTTCCAGGACCAGTATCTGTACCAGTTCTGATACGCCCATCAGGGAAGCTGTCGACTGCTCCATCAATGAGAATACCCTTTGGTACTCCTACCGGCCATAATTCTGCTGACATATCGCCCTACCTTCTAGCCTCTGCGTATTAGTGGTTGACTGGTGCCATGGCGAGCTCTGAGCGCCTTATTCGTCTTTGTTCCATTGCGCGAAGCCCGGTCTGCTACGGCATTGTCAATGAAGGTGATAAGCTGGAGATTACCTTGGTCATCCCGCTCCTCTTTCTGTGACACGACCGAGCTGGTGTTGTTATAGACTACATTGTTGACCGTAAGTCCTCCACCATCTCCTCCGCCTCTAGCACCTCGGGGAATGACCATCTCACCTTTTTGTGCAATGATAGGACGTTCATCACCTACGATACCACCGCTATGCATCCTAGGTACATTCATGAGCTTCATAGCGCTCAGAGGCTTGACAAGGCCACCAGTGTAATAGAGTCCGCCCCCACCTGAGCGAATAGCATCGGCAGCTTGAGGGGAGATATCCCTCATACGGTCATAGTCTTTTTGAGTGTACTTATAGTCGGCTCCCTTAGGCTTCTTAGGTGCCTTAGGGAAGTAATTCTTGCTGCTGTACTTCGACTTCGCAGCCTTAGGTGGTACTGTCTTTGCAGGCTTCTTCGTGCTGACGGGCTTTACCGTAATATCAGGCATTACATCTTTCACAGTACCTAAGTTTTCTCCGCCGGCACCGATGTGAGTAGTCACGCCATACTTATTTGTGACATACCTCGAACCATCTGCCAGGTGTGTAATCATGTTACTACCTGACTTACTCGAAGTAATACCAACAGCCTCCCTAACCTCGTTATATGCTGCCTTCAGCACCTTCCTAGCCTTCGCAGGAGTCGCAACGTCGACAGCGAACTTCTTACCTGCTCGAGCAGCATCTAGAACAGTTTTCCACTGCTCAGCAACTCCGCCCCACACACTACCTCCTCCGTACTTACCGATCGGCATAGTATCAATATGGATACCGTGCCATCCCATATACCCAGGGCCATAGCCAATATTGGCGTTGTATCGGGCAGCCATCTGAACAGCTAGCTGCTTAAAGAACTTAGGATCCGAGATCCGTTTGCCCCTCGAATCCTTGAAGTGGAAGTCTCCTGCAAACCCTAGGGGGTGGCGGTATTTAGTCCCTACAGGCTTACGCCCTTTGGGCTCTTGCCCAGAGAACAGAATAGTAGTAATACCGGGGCGCAGCTCACTGGCAACTTTATGGACCTTGTGTTCAATACCAGAGGAGGGCTTATTACTCCGTCCACCGTGCAGCTCATAGACTACACCTCCTACAGCATATCCCCTACCCATTTTGGATAGGCTAACCATTTGGGGTGATCGAGCAGACGTTCTAAACGCCTTAGATGCCCTAGAGATCCTAGACATCCTAGACATCCTAGACAGTTCATCAGACTCTCCTCTCCCCTTACGGAGGGATTCGAGACGGCCTACACCAATGCGTTCTGTAGCTCTCTTGTCGAAGACATATTCACCTTTATGGACGACACCTGCAGGTTGATACTTCCCACCATCTCCTGTATAGCCACCTTTAGCATACCAGGGAGGAGTACCCATCGGGGCAGCTGGGAAGATATTACCTGTGATGCCACCAAGTACAAGGCCTACCCCTTTACTGATGACACTCCCCAGCATATTCCCACTGCCCCCTCCCCCCATCACATCGGCCCAAGTACGCTCATCTGTACCCAGTAGCATGTTCTTGAGAGGATTCAGCACCATCAACCGCAGGAACATCTGCAGGACATCATCAATGACTTTCTTTATTACCTTCTTGAAGGCCTCACCAGCATCTTCACCGCTGGAGAATGCTCCTGTAATGGCTCCTGCTATGTCATCAAATGCTGTGATGAACGTATCACGAACTTCCATGACAGCTTCACGTTGGACTAGTAGCAGATCTCTCCGTGCTAGCGCCGCTGATAGCTCGTTAGTCAGATCTGTAATAACCTGCGTCTCTACTCCTGCGCTCCTCAGCGCCTTGGCATATCTCTCGACTTCTTTCTCTCTGGCGAACTGCTCATTCATAAGCCTGAGCTCTTTCTCAGTCTTCTGGAGCCCTTCTATCTCTCGATAGGTCCTATCCAGTTCGTCATTGATCAGTTTCAGCGCCTCTTGCTTACGCTTGAGAGCATTGAGCTCCTTCTCTGACATCCCCCCAGCAGCACCAGGAGGGATCTTACCAGCATTCTCTAGTTCAAATGGAGGAACATAATCTTGCTTCTCACTCTGTAGGTGTTGCTGGAGTAAACGTCTCTTCTGGATTCTCTCAACTTCAGCGTTCCATGCCTCCAGAGCAGTCGTAGCAGCACCAATAAAGTCTTTGTTACGGCGCATAATCTCGCCGACTTCGTCAAGTGCGGCTCCACCAGCCTCTGCAGGCTTATTAGTTATCTCACCGAAATCAAAAGGTTCCGGCCTCAGGAACATCGGCATCTTGTCTGTTACTTTACTCTGCAGATAATTCATGCCATCTTCAACTTTTTGAATCATCCAATTCATTGCGTCAATAACCACACCGGCTATTGCCATAGATAGCCCGAAGAATAGCTTAGGAATAGAATCGTTGAGGTTATTCAAAAGGTTAAGGACAAAGTTAACACCGTCATAAGCAGAGTCTTTGACAAATGCCCAGGCTCTAGCGTTTCCTCCTCCTAGGTTCGCATGGTATGCATCAGACTTCCGCTGTAGACTGTCAAACAGATCTGCGAACCCCTTATAGTACTGGTCTCGCCAAGGTTTGAAGTACTGATTGATACGGTCCATACCGACTGTCCAGTAGTCGGCCATTGTCTGGAAGGCTGAACCGACTTCAGGAAGAGCCTCACGAGTAGAATCGAGGGACGCTGTAACACCATCAACAGCGCTAGCTACCATCCCCATGACGCCGGCAGTCTTCTCCACCTCTGCCATCAACTGGAACCAAGCAGTCTTCAAGTTGTTAGTAGATGCGATCCAGGTCGTCATTGGCTCGTCTGTCAGATGCAGAGATCGAGCCATCTCCTCAATGAACTTAGGTATAGCCTCTGCTGAGAGGAGCTTTCCTTTCTTCATCATCTCATCGAGCTGAGCAGTATTTACCTTCATAGCACGAGCCATCATGGCTACTGCACCAGGTAGGCGGTCACCTAACTGTCCACGAAGCTCTTCTGCTTGGATCTTACCCTTGGACATCATTTGTTCCAAGGCTCTGAATATTCCGGTTGCTTGTTCACCGGACATACCCATCTTGGTAGCTGCTTGACCGAGCACTGTAAATGCCCGATTGACATCTTTCATAGCTAGCCCGGACCCATTTGCAGCAATGGTAAATCGTGCAAATGCGGGAGCCAGATCACCTACGGCTTGTCCAGTCTTTCTAGCAATCTTAACGATATCTTGGAGCATCGCCTCAGCTTGTTTGGTGTTACCTGTTACAGCCTCAAGCTGGGCAGTCCACTGCTGTAACTGGACACCTGCATCAAGTAGTTCCTTGCCTAGGATAACTACAGTAGCAGCAGCCGCAGCAGCTCCCAATGAGAAGGCAACAGCCGCACCACCGGCAACACCGAATAGCGAGGCAACAGTCGAAATACGAGTAGCAACGCCTCCGAGTGGTCCTTGTAAGAGGACAGACGAAGTTTGGAGGCCTCTTATCGCTTGCTGGAATGCACTGGCTCCCTTTTCACCCCTTGTAAATGTAGCGAACTCTCTGGAGGTATTCTGTAGGGAGGTCTTGAAACGCTCCATAGCACGCTGATACTCTAACGTGGTTCGCGTACCAGTAGTCATGTAGTTATTCAGTTCGCGGAGCGAAGCAGTTGCTTGATCAGCAAATCTGCCTCCGCCTTTTACTCTCTCAAACCCTTGTGCTAATTTCAGGGTTTGATTGTAAGCATCTACAGTGGCTTTTTCTTGCCGTCTAAGAGCTGTAGCAATCTGGGCTGCGGAGCGGACTGCTGTGCTCTGTGCAGAATCTACAGCAGCACCGAACCTATGGAGGTCCCTTACCGAAGCCTGGAGACCCCTCGTGTCGGCGC